TTAACGCATACGTTAAATACAAAGTATTAGAACCAGAAGAAATAGAATCGTTTGTTTCACAAGTGAATGCCAAGACAGAAAAAGAACGAAGAAGAAAAGTTCTTCAATATGTAATTTTTAATTTAAAAACAGAAATATCCCAAGCATTGGGGTTGATGTCTAGACCAGATGCAGAAAGATGCGTAGAAGCCTTGTATACGGGATGTGTAATGCTAAACCCTGGTTTGGACATAGATTACTGGGTTGCTATTGCTTATTCATTTGGTGCTGAAGAATATGATCTATCTACAGATAGAAACTTTGAAGAACTAAAAAATATACTCAGTAAAGTAAAAGACAAGAAAAGTTCTAAGGGGCAAGATAAAGCAGTACAAACTGCCAAGAAGATAAGTAAACAAAAGTTTCTTGGATTAGAACATCATCTTAAGAATAGTATTATCGGCCAAGACGAAGCAGTAGAATCCATTTGCGAAGCATTGATTAGATCTCAAGCTGGCTTAAATGATTCTAATAGACCATTAGGTGTTTTTATGTTTGCCGGCGCTTCAGGCGTAGGTAAGACGCATCTAGCAAGAACGTTGCATGAATATTTATTTACATTAGATTATCCGATGGTAAGAATAGATTGTGGTGAATTCCAACAAAAACATGAGAACCAAAAGCTAATAGGTTCACCGCCAGGGTATGTCGGCCATGATGAGGGTGGACAGTTGGTTAACCAGATCCAGAAAAATCCTAACTCAGTAGTGTTGATAGATGAAGTAGAAAAAGCTCATCCAGATATTTGGAATACATTTTTAAGAGTATTTGACGAAGGAGTTATTACTGATGGCAAAGGTGAAAAAGTAGACTTTAGAAATACGATAATAATATTAACAACTAATCTTGGTAACGAAAAAACAGTAGATCATATGATTGGCACTGGAACAGGTTTTAATAAGAATGTAAATTATCAGGGGTCCACATCCGCTATTCCGCTAAAGTCTATGGTTGAAAGAAATACGATGGACGCAGCAAGAAAATACTTTAGACCTGAATTATTAAATAGAATTGATAAAGTTGTTGTGTTTAATCATTTAACTAGAGCTGACTGCGAAAGAATAGCTGAATTAGAAATGCGAATAATTTCTGACAAATTAAACAAAAAAGGTTTTAATATTGAATATAATCAAAATGTTATCAATGGTTTGATTGACAGAGGAATTGATACTGTCAAGGGGGCAAGAGGATTGGCTCAAGTTCGTAGAGATAAGATAGAAACCTCATTAGCCAAGACTATAGTCAATACATCAGTTCCTAAAGGTACAACATTTACTTTAGACTATTTGGATGACAACTTTCACTTTACAGTTATTAAACCAGCTAAAAAAGTAAAAACCACATAACTGAGTCATTACTATTAATATTAAGTATTAGATTAGGAGTTTCTATGGGAGAAGCAACAAGACTTTCTGGAGCAGTTGCTCGCACAAAAACTAGTGGTCGATCAATTGGCGCAGCCATCAAAAAAAACCCTAAGAAGAGCATGGCCATTGGAGCTGGAGCAGTTTTTGGCTATGGGGCCATGAGGGGCCGTAGAGGTTCTGGAACTGGGCAAAGAATGCCAGGTTCACAAAAAGGAATAAGGAACTACTAACATGCCAGCTTTACCAGGTAAAAAACTTCCATATGTTTTAGATAAACTTGGTTTAGGTGCAGGAGCGGCTGCAAGACACGTTGATCGCGGCGGTGCCAGGGTAGAACGTTTAGGTGCTAAAGTTGGCAGAAGAATGAGGCCAGGTACAGCAGCAAGAAGGGGCGCCGATACTGGGGCTAGAGTTGGCATGGGTGGCCTTTCCCCGGCAGAGAGAGTGGCTATGGGTAGAAAAGTCGCCACTAGAGATTCGCTTGTTTCTGCAAGACAAAGACAAGTTGGGGGAAGATATGCAGCTGGAGCCATTGGCCTTGGAACAATGGGCATGTATAATGGTAGAAGTAGTGGATCAAGAGGTGGCCCAAGTCCAATGACAAGGGCAAGGCCAGGATCAGGTAGAAACCCATAAGTAAAAAAGTTAGGAAATGTGATGAATGATTGGAAGAGTTATACAGATGTTAATGGTGATTTTCAACTAGCAAATTTTTTGTATAAAAGCATTAATGAATTGATGAAAAATTCTTTAGACATGGGAACATTGTTGTCTAATGATCAATATAAGCTGAGGGCTTATAAAGAGCAAACAAAAAAATTATTTAAGAACAAATGGTTAAACATAGCAGATGCGTTAGAGTATTTTGACATTCTAGAAAAATGTGTTTGCTACGTTGATAGATCAGAGCCTTACTGTGATGTCTGTAAAGGTTCAAGATATAAAATATCTTCCTATTTATCTCCAGATGAAATGAGAGAAGTAAGCACTTTTGTTAACGCTATGCAAGATAGCGAAGTTCAAGAAAAACTTCAAAAAGGTTTAATGAAGCTTTTAGAAGATATTAGTTAATTATGTTTTGCCCTCGTTGCGATTATCGCATGGAGTTAATGACTGAAGAAAGATTTGTCGAATATGGAAAACTTTCGGTCGAGTCTAAGAAAGAGTACTTTTGTAATAATTGCGTTTGTGCTTTAATAGAATGTTTTAAAGGTTCCGAATTTTATAGCTCTGATTGGATTGATTTTAATGGCTGATATACAAAAGTTTAATGATAAAGAACAATTTTTAAAAAGCTTTGAATCACTTCGTCCAGATTTATTTTTTCCAGAAAATTGGACTGATGAAGAAAGAACAAAAGCTGTTGAATTAATAAGGCCTCAAAAAACTAGGTCAACGATGTTTTCTTCAATACCTATGAATTGTGAATCTATCAAATGCATTTTTGCAGCGACATGTCCTTTATTAAAAGAAAATCTTGCTCCGAAAGGAAAACCATGTCCGATAGAAATGGCGATGGTTGCACAGTTCACTGCTGAATATATGGAACAGCTAGATGTTCATTCTGATAATTTAATTGAAGTTTCAATGATTAGAGATCTTGTGGATCAAGAAGTGCAATATCTTCGTAAGACAAAGTTATTGGCTAAAGAACATTTTATTCAAGAAAACATTATTGGAGTTGATCAAGAGGGTAGTCCAATATTAAAGAAAGAACTACACATGGCAGTTGAGCTGGAAGATAGATTGCATAAGAGAAGAAAAGATTTACGTAATCAACTTCTTGCAACCAGAGAAGCTAAAGCTAAAGCTGGTCAAATGCAAGCAGACAGCGCACAGGCTATATCTGATATTCTATATAAGGTACAATCTGTGCAAATTGAAAAAGAAAAATTGTTAAGACAAAAACTTGGAACATATGAAGTTGATGATTATATTGAAGCATCTAGTAAAGAATTAGAGGCTCCGCCAAATGGCGATAATCAATGACTTCAGCACGCACCCGTCTAACTTATTAGCTAACGCACTGCGCAATACTGGAACTAAAGGTTCTTTTTTTGGCAGGATAAGTAGTTCATCTGCTAATAGTGTTTACCGGAACTGGTAAAGATTTTTTGGAAAGATATTCTCAGTTTGAGAAAAGATATCAGTCGGAACTTTTAAAAAATTTAGATGTTGGCAAAGCGCAAGGTGTTGATTTAGATTTTATAATGAATGGTGGCGCAATAAATCTAGACATATTAAACGCGGAAGCAAAGACCATGCTTGAAAGAGAATATAGAGAAGATGTTCTCAGGCTACCAAAAATGTTTAGGGATATAGGCAATCCTGGTATACAAATGCCTTCAAGCAACAGATACAGGCATGCATTTAGATATGGCGTAGACACAGAAGAACGGATTATTGAATCCAGCTCAAGTTGTTTTGAATAGAACAATGTTTAACGTAAATCCAAATAAATCTGGTTTTGAAGCATTTAATGTTGGAACTTCTAATCTTATGGGACATAGAGCTTTAAGTCAGATGTTTAAGATAGATGAAATAACCGGTGAAACTGTATTGAGGAATATGTCAGAAGTTATTGCTGGTAGATCAGTAAAAATGTTTGACGTTGAAACTTCTGGAATATTTAGAAATTCACAAATAGTTCAAATGGCTACAGCGGATATAGCAAGCAGTGGAAAGATATCAGCAGGATTAAATACAAGCTTTAAATCACCGCAACTCAATGGGTTAATGTATGGAGAAGGTAATCCTTTTGTAAACTTATTTTCTTCTGGAAAAGTTGTTGGTTCAGAAAATGGTGGAAAAGACTTTCTTGATGAAGGAGTAAAATTAATCAATAATCTAGTTGAATCCAATTCAGTTATTGCAGGTCATAATATTAATTTTGATATTCAAAAGTTAACTGGAACAATGAAACAAATGGGGGGTTACTCTTCTCATTCTGAAGCAAAAGCTGCAATTGAAAGATTGCATTCTAGAATTAAAAGTGGGGAAACTTTACTTGTTGACACACTAGAATATAATAGATCATACATGAATGATTTAGTCAATAAAGCTGTCGATGATGAATTTGCAAGAACTGGCATAACAAGAACTGATTCTAAAGTAGCTGAACTTCATAGACAGTTTATGTATTCTCCAGAAACAATGGCTGATGTAAAAGTTGGTGGCGGAGCAGCATATTCATCTGTAGAAGCAATGTCTTTAAATACCGATCTCACAGCTAGAATAGTAAGAGACGCAGAAGCCGGAGATGAAGCAGCAATAATGTTACTTGACAAAATGCAAAGAGGTTCTCACTTAGCAGATAATGACACACTTTTGCAAAGTTTTATTTTTAGATATACAACGTCAGATAAGGAAAGACTTCAATTGGCTAGGCCAGGAGGAGGAAGAAGTAGTTCCGTATACGAAGCTTTGTCAGAAGATGCAAAGCAAATAGCCGACAATATGAGAAGAAAAATTTATAGATCTAGCGCTAATGTTCCAACCAAAAATATAGCTGATGTACAACATTTGTCTGAAGCAACTTTTAATTACCTTTTAACAGATGAAGGAACTAAAAATGTAACAATGTTTGCAGACAAAGATGTGACAAAAGGTTACATTAGGTATGATACGACTCAAGCTAAATTTGTCCAACATTCTCCAGAGGGTGTTATTGACTACATGGGTGGTAGCGCAGACAGAGGAGCGTATGAGGTTAGAAGAACTATAGTCGCAGCAAGGTCTGGCAACGCAGATGCAATAAATTCGATTGCCAACTTTGGCATTACGTATGGTCAAGAAAGTAGAATACAAGAAATAAGAAGAATAACACAAGCTGTTGGGGAGTCAGCTTCTGGAGAAATAACCAAAGAAAGTATACTTGGATCTATAGGAAAAGTGTATAAGAATTTCTCTTCTGCTCCAACTCTATCTGAAGCAGTAAAAATAAGCATAGGTGGAAGATCAGCAGAAGCTCCTTTTCAACTCGGTTTTGGAGTTAACAGCTTAGATGATTACTTAGTAAGAACACTAGATGCATCGAAAGCAGCTGGCAAAAGTGGAATTGGCTACGATTTTCTTGACGCAAAGAGTAGAGTATTTAGCACAATCATGTCCGAAGGCACACAAGCTAACGCAGAATTAGCTAGAACAACTATTGCAAACAGACTTAGTCAAGAAGGAATAAGCGAGGAAGTAAGAGCTTCTTTGAAGGCTCAGTTAGAAAGTCTAAATTATTCTTCTTATATGGATATATTATCTGAAACAGGTATATCACATTTCCAAACACAAAAAGAAGCTTACCTCGGGCTAAAGGCTTCAACAGGGTCTTCTATAGAAGTTGGATCAAGAGTATTTTTGCCAACAGAAGTTTTGCAAGATGTATTAAATAGTGAATCAATAAAATCTACTATTGGCGAAAACGCAATGCAAAAAGGAAAAGTTTCTTTAAGCGTACTTAAAAATAATGAAAATCAAAATACAATAAATCTTTTTTGGCAATTAGGTTCAGAAGCAAAATCTACAGATTATGAAGCAATAGCAGCGCAACTTGTAGATGACGCTTTGGCAGCACATACGGCAAGAGCAACAGATGTTGGAGTAGAAGAAGGTGTTAGTAAGGTAAGAGCTCTTCAGAATTTAGGGGCAGAATTTCAAGCATCTATGGATTTATCTGGGAAAGATAAAGGTCATTTAGTGGGAGTCCTGGCATCAAGTTTCCAAGAAGGAGGGATAGGATATGCTACTCAGAGTGGAGCAAGGGCAGAAGGAACAATTAAGAGTTTATTAAGAGCTGGCTGGGATTTAATCAACGATAAACTAATAACAGAAAGAGCATCACACCTAGATGTAGTTGGCGATACCGTTAGGGTTTCAGCTTTTGCCGATGAAGCAACATTGGCAGCAGCTGGAGTTTCCGGAAGAATGGAAGAAACCAATAAGGGTGTCATTAACTCGCTTAATAAAGCAGCAGATATTTTAAGCCAGGATGGTACGGCTGCAGAAGCTAGAAAAGTTATGACTAGATCTAGGCTTGGTTTTGGTGAAAATAAAGCTTTAAACTTTTTTATAGAAAATAAAAAATCAATTTATGGGACTGGTGCCGGCATACTTGCAGCAGGAGTTGGTTACTATATGTATGGTAGGCATAAAGAAAACCAAATTTACGACGAAACAATACAGCAACAGCCAATAACACAAAAGGTGTCTAATGGTGAAATGATGAGACAAACAATGCAACCTCAAGCTAGTCTTTCTTCATATAGAAGAGATCCGCTTGTTACTGCTGGAGTTGTTGGGAATTTGGATAGAAATAAAATTGGCCATCATAATATGAGTTCAAAAAAACACGCTCATTTATTTGGAGGATAAATTAAATGGGTTTATTAAATGTTGGAGCAAAAGTTGGAAGTAAGTTTGGCGGAACGACTGGCTTAGCTATGGGCGCAATTGGTTTGGCCGGCGTCGCAAAGGGCATAGGTCCATCAGCTAAAGAAGCAGTTTTAGATGCAGCCTTCAACGATCCGTATGCAGATGAAACATTCATGGGGAGACCTATGTCTAGTGGATTTTTGGGAGCAGCAGCGACTCACGGTACAGCTGGTGCTGTTAGCCTTGGCCTTGGAGCTATGGCAATTGGCGGATTAATTGGTGGCGGGGCAGCAGCAAAGTTAATACCTAAAGGCGCAGAACTTGGCAAATTAGCTGGGTATGGCATGGGCAGAGGAACTATGATTGCTGGAGCAGGGGCAATCGGAGCAGCGGTTGGGGCCTCAGGTGGGGGTATGAGCGATACTTTTAGTGTTTATGGACCAGATCCTACTGTAGGAGCAAATCTCGCCACAGCAGGCATTGGTGCAGCTGTGGGTGGAGCAATAGGTGGTTTGGGTTATGGTCATGGAAAAAGTTTTAAAAAAGCAGCCATAGGAACTGCAATCGGGGCAACAATAGGCGGCCTCGGGGGCGCTGCTGTAGTGCCTGGCATGGCGATGTCAAGAGTAAGAGATAATAGACAACTACTATCAAGTAGCCCATACAGCACTTCACTTGCAACAGCTCAAGCATTAAACGCTTCAGGAGACATAGTTCTCGGAATGCATAATTCAAGGAAGAGTTACTAATGCCAATTGATCCAATGACAGGAATGCCAAAGCCTTATACCCAAGACGAGATGCTTGAAACTCCTCTGTATGCAAGAACGTTAGAGAATCTTCCTGGGATAACTGCGGGTATTGGGTTCCAGGCTGGCCGTGGTGCTAGAACAATTATGGCTGGCGGCGGATTCATGGACGACGCCTCGAGGTTTGGGGTAGACAAAAAGGCTCAAAGGTATGGAGCTTTTAGAAGTGGGGCAATGAGTCTTGACCCAAATGATTTGAGTTCTGGACAACAATTTCTTTCTTTTGGCAGGAGAAGTGGAAGAGGAGCTAGACTCGCAGGGGAAGCAGGAAGACAACCAATTTATTATGGTGCAAGAGTTAACACTGTAACAGCTAGACCTAGAGCACTAAGAAGGATGTCAAGCTTAAGTGCATTTGCTGAAGACCAAAGAACGTACACTTACGCACAAGGTATAAGGGGTCCTCTTTCTAAGGCAAGGTTCGGTCCTTTGGGAAAATTGGCAGAAGCAAGTGGAACGGCAAGAGATGAAGCTCTTCTTGGCCCTGGTTTGTTTTCTGGAATAACCGCTGGAAGAAAAATGGATTTATTAGAACGTAAAGCGCTAAGCGGAAATGCAAGAGCCATGTCAAGATTGAGTCAATCAGATATCGGTATACAAAGAATGGCTGGAATGAATAATGCACGAATGACGACAATGACAATGGGGTCTCCAGCTGGAATACCGATGCTTGAAAGAATGACAAGTTCTGGAACAGCATTATCAGAAGGAATGGTGGCTGCAAGAAGTGGTGAGATTGGAGCTAGGGGAAACCTATTGGCATCTTCTATGGCAGGTAAAGGTACCCGCTATATGTCTGGGTACTTTAGAGGAGCACAAGGATTTGCTGGTGTAGCTGGGCTTGAAGGCGAAGCTTTCGCTGGTGCTCAAAAGGCGATAGCCAACATGACTAGTGCTTTAGGCACAGAGGGAATTGCTGGTAAAGCTGGAGAAAAACTTGCAGGAGAAACTGCTGCAAAACAAATTCTTAAAGAAGGTGCATTCAAAACTCTTGGAGCAAAAGGTACGATGGAAGCCTTTAGTACTAAAGCCGGCATGAAGGTGCTTGGGGCAAGAGGTGCAGCAATGGCTATCCCTGGGCTTAATTTATTAGCTACAGCATCTTTAGTTTATGATATTGGCAAAATGGGTGGCGAAGTAATCAAAAGTGGTATAAACTTAGCTAGAGACGCAGAAAAATCCTTACAAGGATCATTTAGTAAACCTATGTTTGGGATGGGATATAGAGACACTGAAGCAGCTGCTACATCGAGGTCAAGAGGCGTTATGGCTATACAAAATTCTAGGTTAAATGCAAGAAGTGCATTGGGTTCGGAAGCGTCTATGATGGCAGCTCATTTTGGGTAATTATGGATCATAAAACTAAAGAATTTAGAAGAAGACTAGAAAAACTTTCTAGAGAAGATCTTTTAGAATTAATTAAAGATCAAGATATAGAATTGTTTAAACAGGTTAATAGAATTGAATGGGTTTTTGAAAATAAACTACAACACATTAACTGGGCTGATGGGACACCCATAACTGGAAGACCTCTAACTAATAGAGAATTATCTTTCTTAATTGATGAACCATTTGAGATAGATAGAGAACTTTTAGATGTTGGAATATCTGGCGAACAACAAAGGCAAATGCATTTAGCTAAAGATCCTGTTGTTTGGGCAAAAAACTTTTTACAGGTTCAACCTAGAGTTTATCAAATATTAATACTAAGAGATCCATCATTAAGAAAAGTATTAAGAGCTGGTCGTCGTTTAGGAAAAACCTTCACACTTGCTATCACACTTTTGCATTATAGCTATACACATAAAGATGGAAGATGTCTTGTTATTGCTCCAATGAAAACACAGGTAGAACTTATTTACCAGGAAATCGGAAGAATAGCTGGAAAAAATGAAGTTGTTATGAATTCAATAACAAGAAAAGTTAGCAGTCCTCAATTTATGATGGAATTCTCCAACGGGTCAACTATTAGATTCTTTACATCTGGCATGCGTTCCGGCGGTAAGTCAGACGTAGCTCGTGGTCAAGAAGCACACGTGATTGTGTTAGACGAAATGGACTACATGCATACGGATGACCTAGACGCATTGTATGCCATGTTGCAGAAAACTGCGGAAGATCAACCAGATAAAATGATGATTGGCGCTTCTACTCCAACTGGTAGAAGAGAAAAATTTTGGGAATGGTGTAGGTCTGAAAGATTCCAAGAATTTTGGTTTCCATCATATTGCAACCCTTATTTTTCTAAAGATCAAGAAGATGAGTTTAGAGAACAATACACCGAAATGGGTTATCGCCATGAAATAGAAGCAGACTGGGGCGAAGACTCAGAAGGCGTATACCCAAGAAAATTTGTGGACAAAGCATTTCTTAGCCCTTCGTGGACTTATGAGCCAGAGATAACTTCGGCAAGATCTTTCCATGTTATAGGCGTTGACTGGGACAAATACGGAGCTGGGACTAACATAGTTGTTGTTGAAGCATGCTCAGATAACCACGAGGATCCAAGATTTAGAGGAAGATCCAGAGTGGCATATAGGGAAGAAATAGATAGGTCTGAATATACTTTAACTAAAGCTGTAGACAGAATATTTGAGCTTAACGAAATATTCAAACCAAAACATATTTATGTTGACAGAGGATTTGGAGAAGTCCAGGTCGAACTACTGCATAAATATGGCGTTGAGAATCCTAGATCCGGTCTTAAAGAAAAAGTTAAAGGCGTATCTTTTGCTGAGGCGATAGAGGTGAGAGACCCATATACAAAAATGTTGGTTAAAAAAGAAATAAAACCGTACATGGTAGATAATCTTCGTCAGTTCTTGGAAAAAGAAAAAATAGTTTTTCCAGAATCGGACGAAGAACTATACCTCCAATTAATTTCATATGTTGTGATAAGAACAACTCAAATTGGAAGACCAATATTTGAAGCAAGCGGAACCGCAATGGACCACGCGCACGACGCTTTAATGTTGGCACTTTTAGCCATAACCCAAAACTATGGAGAATTTTCAAAAGGTAACTATGCTATGAATACCGAAACTTTCTCTAACGACTTTTACATGCCAAAGGTTAATACGGTCCAAGATGAAGAAGAAAAACCAAAGTATGCAATAGTTGGCAGAAATGATGGTTTGGCTGCAACTAAGTTTAGAAAAAAAAGTTCTGTTATATCTAACGGTAAAAGAAAGATGTTTTAATTATGTCTATTAACAACATCGAAAATAATTTTGGTCCAACCAGTGACATATTTGGTGGCTATAAAACGGACGTATCTTTTTTTGAAGAAGAAACAAGAGACGACATTACTGTAAATAAATACGCCAATAGTATCCCAACAAATCTTGATTACAGCTTAATACCAAGTATGACAGTTGATTTAAACTTTTTAAAAAATCAATCTTTTCAAACATATAATTACATTCAAGAAACGATTAAGTCCATAGATAATATATTATATAAAGTTTATCTAGATCAAAAATTAACTCCAAATATGGAAGAATGTCACACAAAACTTTGGGAGGAATTATGCAAATATAACGACGTCAAACTGCCGGAACCAGACTTTGTTTCCTTTGAAGAATATAAATACGCCGAAAGATCTATGTCTACGGTTGCCAGAAGATTTATAGCCGAGTTTAACCAAATTTGTTCACAAAGCGTTTTTTCTTATTTGTTAAATTATAGGAATTTATTAAACGCAATGTTAAATGAAGCTTTTTATATTAAAAATTTTATATTAATAAATTTCCAGGAGCAGTATGAAGATGACTCACAAAAAGAAGTCGCAGTACAATTTGACGCATGGGCAAAGGTCGCAGCACAATGCACGAAACGCATTGTCCAATCGATCTCATCATCACCAGGAGAAATCACAGCTTCCGAGTTGGATCAAATCACAGAAAAACAAGCCGTTGAATTCCAAGCATTTTTTTCGATTAGACTAGAAGCTTTAAATGAAGAAATCGCAAGTTTATTAAACAACCTAAAAAGAGATTATGTAGACAACTGCAGTATTTTTTATGACAGATATTTATCGCAAACATTAAATTTTAAAACAAAGATAGTTTCCCCCATGGAGGCAAACTTTTATACAACAACATTTGCGTCTAGATTTCCGACTTTAACAGAAGAGTTAGTTATAGCCACAAATGTGATAAACGCAAACTTTGGGATGATACTTAGTGACTTGATACAAAGAAATCAAATTATAAGATCTAGAGTAGAAAAATTATTAGATTTAATTCAACAAAAAAGAAGATATTCTAATTATATATTTCAACTTTCATTTAAGGGACAAAATAAAAAAGTTATTCGCAAAACAATAACAGAAGATAATTATTCTGAAATATATAAGAATTCTCATATAACTTATAAAGATCAAAGTGATTTAATTTCTGATCATGCAAGCTTACATAACCTAACTGAAAATCATCACCCACAATATTTACTAAAAGATGGCGGAACAATAACTGGGAATATTTCCGTTGATCCTGGCATGAGGATAGACGGAGTTTCACTATCTGGTCACGCGCATACGGGTAATGACGGTAGCCAAAAAATTAAATCAACAGACATTGATTATGATATTGTGAGAACAGATACTACTGTAGTTGTACCTAAAGCTAAGTCTATACAGATTACGAACATACAACAGGATATAATAGATGGTGGAATACCGGTCGTTGATGCCGTAATAACGATAGAGATAGAAGATGGCGATGTTGCTGTTAATCACGAATATGAAGTTTTTGTTTATGAGGTTTAATTATGGCTTGGTTTAGATATTATGATTTAGATGGAAATTATGTTTATCCTAATTTAAGGAAAAAAATAACTTTTCCAATAGCTAAAGAAAACATTGTTAAAGATTCTTGGCTTTTTATTGATGTAGAAAATTTAGATGTTGACATTTACTACGCTTTAAATAAAGAAGGTTCAATTTTTACCAAAACAGCTTCTACTGATCCAGATTCTTATTTAGTTGTTTATGAAGATAAGTCTTCTGAGAACTATGACTCAACCCCAGTGATAAGCCAAATTGTTGGCAATCTTCTGTATTTTAAGGCAGCAGAAAATCACTCTAAAGATATTGAAATAAATAAGCAATATAGTTTATATTATAAAACTCCAAATTTAAAACTAATTAAAAAAAGAACTCAAGACAATCAGTATCAAGCATGCGAAGAAGCTCAATCGGAATTTGTTAGCTCTGAAGAAGAAGTAAATGTTTCTTCATATGTAAGAGATTTAACTTCAGATAATTACTATAATTTATCATTTATTAATAGTGAATCTAATTGGGATTCTGGTGTTTCAAAAAATTCAGGAGCTTCTTTAATAGGAACTTTCACTGGACCAAATATAAAGATATATTGTGACAAAGGTCCAGATTACGGTAAGTTTAAAATAAGAATTACAGCTTATGGTTCTGACCAAGATATAGATAATAAAGTTGTCTTAGATTGGCAAGACGTTGATCTATACAGTCAGAGCAAAAGCACAGATGCTCTAGTCTTTTCTAAAACAGATTTATCATATAAAAACTATGTATTTGAAATAGTTTCTAATCATGAAAAAAACATACTATCTTCAGATGGAAAAATGAACATAAAAAAATATAGTTTTTCTTTAAATAATTATTTGAGCTTAAACAAAGAAGAAGTAAGTTCATCATTATTGGGAAGAATCGTCACAGGAGCAACTTTGTAATGGCTGAGATTATAAAAAAAATTGAGAACCTAAAACCAGGCAAGAATTATATATTTAGTGTAAGAACAAAAAATACTGACATTAATGCTTACTCTGAGAGTATAGATTCTATATTAGTTTCAATCCCCAAGGATACTACGATACCTGACGCTATATCTAATCTAGCCTTGTACGCATCATTTGAAAATGTGATGTTTGTTTTTGACTTCAGTAATGATTTAGATATAGACAAATATGAATATGAACTATATGACAATGGGGCCGGCACCGGGACGGCAACTTTAACGGGCTTTAGTTCTGCAAACGTGTTTACGGTAGCGGTACCAAACAGTACAGACACGGTTGCCAAAACTTATTGGGGAAGAGTTAGATCGGTAGATACGACTGGCAACCTTGGTCCATGGACAGCTTTAACTCAAACTGATCAATCAACACCGCTAATTGATAGCCAATATATCAGCAGCTTAACTGCATCAAAAATAACAGCTGGAACAATAGGCGCACAAACAATAACCTTGTCTGGGGCTAACTCCATTCTAAAATCTAACAACTATGCCGCAGCGAATACTACATTTGGTGGAACCGGTTGGAAGATAAGTGGAGATGGAAAAGCTGTATTTAATGACGCTAGCATTAGATCTAGTTTAGACATTGGTGAAGATCAAGGAACATCAGACGCTACGTCATTTCATGTTGATTCAAACGGAAACATGTGGAGCGGTTCAAATAGCACTAGCTTTTCGATAGCTCCATTTAGGGTGACTAACACTGGAGATATTACAGCCAGCAGTCTTACCTTAACAGGCTTAACCGAATTGGCTACTGGAGGTAAAATATTTTTGGGAGCTGGCAATTACAGCAATACGGATACCGCCTTCTATGTTGATGCTACTGAGCAATTTTCTTTGGGTGATAAACTAACATGGGATGGCAACAGTCTTACTGTACAGGGCACCTTAAAGCTTAGCGATGGTTCAGATGTTCTGAACGCAGAAGATGTTGAACTTATAGTTGATGAGTTTGGTAACTCAATATACGAAGATGGCTTTATAGGTGGCTTAACAATATCTGCTAATACAATGTATTACGGAAACGGAACTTTTGCTAGCGGCAACACTGCTTTCTTTGTTGGCAAAAATTCTGGTGGACAAGCTAACTTTTCTTTGGGTGATAAATTAACTTGGGATGGAGCAACCTTAAGTATAACTGGTAACGTAGCTATTACCGGCGGCACAACTTATACCACAATCCAAAATGCATACAATGAAGCAAATGCTGCGTCTAGCACAGCTGATGCTGCGTATCAATATGCGGACGATGCGTTCAACACAGCTAGTAATAAGATAACAATTGGTGGAGCTGGCATTAGCGTTGATAATAATGGTTTTTTAACACAGATATCTGGAGATGTAATAAGAACTGGTTTATTAGCTTCTCCTGGAAATACAAGTTATTTAGACTTAAATAACGGAACATTTAGCCTTGGTTCTGGATCGATTTCCTGGAACGGGGCAACGCTTTCTGTAAACGGTGATATTTCAGGTTCTACCGGCACTTTTGGCGGGGCTATTTCAGGATCAACAATCGACTGCTTAAATATCACGGTAGAAAACAATTATTCCTATAGAGCCCAAGGCAGTTTTCCAACAGCGGGTAGTGGAGTCGGACCACTTTATGCTCAATCACTTGGTGGACAAGGTGTTGAAAGAATAGTTAGATTTACTTCTTTGAGAGAATTTAAAGAAAATATAGAAGATATTCCAAATGGTCTTTCTGTGGTTAATAATTTAAGACCAAGAATTTTTAGTTGGAAAATGGGAGAAATAGATCCGGTTACGAATGAACCATGGACCGATCAAGCTAAAGATCTTATGAGCCTAAATAGATCTTATGGTTTTATAGTGGAAGAAGTTCTTGAAGCGCAACCCGAACTGGTGACCTTTCAACCACCATCACACGAATTACCATGGGATGAAGAAGGTGGAATTTTTGACATAGATGCTTGGAATCCAGCTATGTGGAATACAATTGAAATAATTCCTCTTTTAGTAAAAGCTATTCAAGAGCTATCTACAAAAGTTAACGAACTTGAGTCTAGACTAAACTCATGATATACTGGCAGAATGCCTGAAATAAACGACCAAGAACAACAAAAGCCTGGTATTAATTTTTTTTCTGTTGAAATATATCCAAAAGTTGTTTTATATAGAGGGTTGCTATCGGATTCTGATATTTTGCATGAAACCATGAAAAAATCTTCAGATGATTCTCAAGGTAAATTTTATTTAAATACCTGGGATAAATGGTCTGTTTTTGGTATATATTCTAGTCAAAAATATACGACTTTTAGTCCCGCTGAGGAAAATGTGCAGATGCACAAAGACGAGAAGTACCTTGTGGATAGATTAGCTGAAGCATCCAGTATTGCAACTAAAGATTACATAAAAAGATTTAACGTCGAACTGCCGTACAATACTAGATTGACAAATTCATCTTTTTGTAAATATGGTAGAAATCTTGAATCTATAAAAAATAACTTAACAATGCAGTATCATACCGATTATATTATTTGCGAAAAAGATACTCCTGGTCAAAAATTTTTCTTAACATGTACAGCTTATATAAATGACAATTATGATGGTGGTGATATTTCTTTTTACATAAATGGTGATTCGATTAATCACAAACCAAAAGCTGGCGATATTCTAGTTTTCCCTTCTGGTGCACCTTATTATCATGGTGTAAAAACCATTAAAAATGGAGATAAATTTATGGTTAGAAATTTTATGATTTACGATTATGATGGAAGTAAAGAATGGCTAGAAAATCAAAAAACTTATGGGGCATCAAAATGGGCTGAGATGGAAAAGAAAAGAGTAGATATAGAAATGGAAAAATATATGCTCTATGCGGTAGGCGACAAAGTGCTTTCTTATGAAGAATATTTACTTCATAGGCATTCATGATCTACAGAATTTGGGTCTTAAGTAAAATGGTGGTATAATTATCAGATGTCTAAAATAAGCAAACAAGAAACTGGTGTAATGGGAATTCCTGAATCAGATATTAATGATTCTAATTTAGACGTTAATTTAATTATAGCTGTTTTCCAAGAAAAGCTTAGTAATTTAATGACAGAATTAGTTATAAAAGAAGCAACAATTAAACAACAAGCAAATATTATTCAACGATTAAAAGGACAAATTTAAAATGAGTGACGCAACAGAACCAACAGAAGTAACTGAAGAAAAAAAAGATTTTTCTGTAGAGATTAAGATTAGTGAGCAAAATCTTTCATATAGAAGCGATTTCGCTGAAGCTGAGACCGTTTTTTGGCTTGAGGCAGTAAAAGACCTTATTATTAAGAATGCTTTTAATAAAGCTGGCCTTGAGCAAGGTAACTAACTTATAAAAATATAATCTAATAAGTACTATTCTATTAGATTTATACGGGAGCCCTAAATGCCACTATTAGACTATTTACCATTTCGTCAGATAGACGACTTTAACAGTGGTAACTTTGTAGCAAAAACTATAGAGCCTGAAGACGTAGGTACTTTGGGTAAGGTCATGAGAGTGGCATCGCTTGCCCTTGGTTACCATGGTTCAGTTTACTGGTATAATACTAGAGCAACATTTGAGCCATCGCCATACGACTTTGACAGAATTATGCAGGCGGTAGATACCGACTCGTATATCCGTCAAGCAATGAATAAATATAAAGATTTATTCTGGAAAGAAAATTGGAAGATAGTTGGCGAAAACCCTGAAGCAGTAGCTTATCTATATCAAAGAATAGACTTTTTAGAAATGACCATGAAGAGACCATTCTTGGATTTCTTGATAGAAGTTTCCGATCAACTTTTCAAGTACGCTAACTGTTTCGTGGTTAAAGCTAGAGGAGATATTTCCGAATATTTTCCAGATAAGTTAACTCCAGTTTCAGCTGAGCAAACCATAATAGGATATTATTTAATCCCAACAGAACAAGTCAGAATTCTTAGAGATAAATTTAACAGACCTAAGTCATATGAACAAAGAACTGATCCTTTAACGTATTCGCCTTCCGCTAAGACGCCAGTTTGGGCAGCAGATAGAGTTATCCATTTAAATTTTGACAAAAAAGCCGGCAGAGCTTTTGGTACGCCATTTCTAGTAAACGTTTTGGATGACGTAATTGCCTTAAGACAATTAGAAGAAGATATTCAAAATCTTGTCCACAGAGAATTGTTTCCTCTGTATAAATACAAGATTGGTACAGCTGAACAACCAGCGGAGCCAGAAGAGATATCGCGTGCTGCAGCAGAAATTGAAAACCTTAGAACCGAAGGTGGTTTGATACTTCCGTTTAGACATGACATTGATGTTGTTGCATCGGGCAATCAGCTACTTGATGCCTCAAAGTATCTTGAGCACTTCAAGGAAAGAGTTGCTGTTGGCTTAGGTCTAGCACCTCACCATCTTGGCATGATGATGAATGGTGGAAATAGATCAGTAACAGACAGATTAGATGTAGCTCTTTATGACAAGATCAAACAGTACCAAAAACAATTTGCTGAAATTGTTAGAGTTAATATTTTTAACGAACTATTGTTTGAGGGTGGTTTTGATCCAATTAAGAACCCAATTGAGAGTGATGTATCAGACCGTTGTTACTTTAAGTTTAATGAAATTGACGTAGATACTCAAGTTAAAAAAGAAACTCACGTAATACAGAAGTATACGAACTCTATTATTTCTTTGTCTGAAACTAGAAAAGAATTAGGCCTTGATCCAGAAATTGATGAATCAGAATTATTTGGAGCTATACAGGCAAGAATTCAAATGGACATAGCAACTCACCAGGCCGATGTCCAGGCTGCTACAGCCCCTGAGCAGGGTGCAACAACTAAAACTTCACCAAGCGGTGGCAATACAAAAATAGCGGCACCAAAGCAGCCTAAGTCTACTAACATGCCCAACAAAACAAAGGGACCAGGGAATATTATTAGACCAACAAACCAACAAGGCACAAGAACATCTCCAAACATTAGAAGAGCAGATGATTTATCTTGGTTGTCAGTAGTTGAAAATCTTTTGGAAAAAGAGTATACTGTTATAGACGCAGATGACTTAATGTCAAATATTCCAAAGGATGATGATGGGCTTAATAATTAATTCAGAGATTAGCAAGCAATTCTTGCTAGAAGAAGACGCTGTTCAAGGTTTCAAGAAGGCAGTTGCTAATAATCAGCAACAACTTGCTTTGAAGGTTCTAACAGAAATAATTGATACTTTTATGGAAGCGTTTGATCTTCTTATTGAAACAGAAGATGATTCGGTTACCGAAGAAGTTGTAGAACCAAAGGTTGAAGAAGAAAAAAAACCAGCAGCAAAAAAAGCTGAGCTAAAAGAAGAAAAAGTACAAACTGAAGAAAAATGAAATTAATAATTGGCTGTCCAATTTATAAAAGAGATTGGATTCTTCCGGAATGGATTAGATGTATTATCAATCAATCCATTGATATGAAAGATGTTGGTTTAATTTTTGAAACATCACCTGATGATTTTGAAACTACTAACTCTTTAATAACTTGGAAAAGATTAGATAAAAGATTCCAAACTTTTGAGATTAATGAGAGAAAAGATATACCTCATTTTGAACACGAGAACAATGGAAGACAGTGGACTATGTCCAAGTATCATAACATGGTGTCTTTAAGGAATTCAATACTTCAAAGAGTAAGAGAATATCAGCCAGATTATTATCTAAGTTTAGACTCTGATATTTTGTTACAAAATCCTAATACGATAGAGTTATTAATAGCTCATATTAAAGATGGCGCAGACGCAGTTTCGCCTTTGATGTTTATGACGCCTGTGGATTCAAGATTTCCTAGTGTGATGAGTTGGAAAGACGAAGATCACAGTGTAGCTTATAGAAAGGAAAAATATCCTTTAGGGGATTATTTCCAATCAGATGTTATTATGGCTGCAAAAATGATGTCTAAAGATGTTTATAATAATGTGGATTATCAGTTTCATAAACAAGGCGAAGATCTTGGCTGGGCAAAAAACGCTACAGAAAAAGGTTTTAAATTATATAGCGCATCGTACATCTATGCCCCACATCTTATGTCTAAAGATATGTATCAGCATTATTTGACAAACGGCGACAATAGGGGTAATATTAGAACTAATCAAGTTCGATAAAGTATGATATATTTATATAAGATTGTTTAATCTTATAAAAACAAATTTACTATATAGCTGATCAGTAATAAAGGAACAAATAATGGCTTTTGATTTTGTAGAAAACTTCACGATAGAGATGCCCAAGTTTGCCGACTCTAATTATAATTTTATGGAATCATTTGATAGTAAGCAAGGGCTAATAATCGAAGTCGCCGCTATACATGAGCGGATTGACAGCAAACTACAATAACTACTCAGCAATAGAATTAGAAAAGGCTCTCCAGTCTTGGGTTGAGCCGTATCCTAAGCCAATCATTCTTAATCACGATTTAAACTCTGAGCCAATTGGCCGTGTTATGGCTGCAAGAATGGACAAAGAAGAAGATGGTTCTTCTTTCGTTCGTTTGCAGATTGCCGTGACTGACCCAGTTGCCGCACAGAAGATAGCTGATAAAAGATACATGACCGGTTCCGTCGGCGGAAGAGCCGGCAAAGCTGTTTGTTCAATATCTGGCGATGATCTGGCTTCAGAAGATGCAAGCGGCAAGCCAAACGTTGCTAGGTTTAAAAGAGGCAAAGTATATAAGGGTAAAATGGCTTTTGTTGATATGCAAGACATTTCTTTTAAGGAATACTCTTTTGTTAACCAGCCAGCAGACCAAAGATCTGGCGTAAGAGGTTCTAAGCCTGTAGAGGGCAAGGCACCGGTCGCTGACTCAGAGAATTGGGTGGCTAGAAGTTCAGCTTTTATCCTACACATGGATAATGAAGATATTGTTTCAATAAATGAAAATGAATCAATGTTTAAGAATATGAAGAAAAAAGAATCAAGACCAGTTTACCTGCATCTTAAAGGAGCATTCCTTAGTGCGATGGCTGTCCAAGAGAGTGAAAATGTAATTAACGAGCAGGCTTCATTACTATCTAATGAAGACTCTATTGAGAAAAAATATGAGGAGAATCTTAAAATGGATGATGTTGCAGTAAACGAAGACATCCTCGCCGTCGCCCAAGAGCTTAGCGAAGACCTTTCAACATTGGCAAGCGCCTCTAAGGAAGAGGAGTCAGCAGAAGAAGTAGCTGATGAAACGAATGAATCAGCAAAAGTTGAAGTAGAAGAAGTAAAGCCTCTTGAAGAAGAAGTCGCAGTTGAGTCGGATGACGAATTAGCAAAAGCTAAGGCTCGCATAATCGAACTTGAAGCACAGATCGTTTCTGCAGCACCAGCCGCAGAAGAAGAATCTACAGAAGTTGCAGTAGCAACAGAAGAACAGGATAAAGTAGTTGTTGATTCTGTTAAAGCTGAAATTTCTGAAGAAAATAAAGAGACTGAAGGAACAGAAGCAGAGCTCACTGGCGAAACAGTTGCCCCTGAGCAAAATGCGGATGATTCAGTCAATAAACTTCAGGCTCTTGAAGAAGAAAACCAGAAGCTTAGAAGTGCATTACATAGAACTCTTGCAGAAAGAGTTGTTGATGCAAAGATTACAGTTGGTATTGAATCATACGATGCTAGAGAAGCATTAGTAGCTGATCACGTTAAGCGTACAGCTTCTTCTTTAGCTGATTCTTTAAGAGATCTTGCAGGTATGCCAGCAGCCAAAAAGGCCAAAGTAGCTATGCCAGAAATCAATTCTGAAATCGAAGCTAGCGAGAATGAGACAGGTGTCATAACTCTCGATGGAAAAGATCAAGAAAAAGAAACAGTAGAAGCAACACCATTTGAAGATATCTTTGTAGATGCTCTTATGGGCCGTCGTAAACTTTAAAAAAAATAATATCTTAAGGAGATACTTAAATGAGTTTAGCAAAATTTCGTAAAGTTGGCACCAAAACCGGTGCTGGTCGCTTTGTAGTTTCGCAGGGTATCGCACCTGCAGCCTACTTGCTTACACACCCAGGTCTTCCAACCTGGTATACAGATTCGGAAGATGATCGTTTTGAAGTAGTAATCACCAAGGGAACAATCCTTTCGGTAATTGCTGACAGCAATGGCGACGCACGCGTTGTTCCTGCAAACGGTACATCATCAAGCAAGGCTTATGGAGACAATATGCCTTCAACCTGGGATCCAATGAATGGCGCAACGCCAAACTATTCATCGGGCGCAACTGACACAGTAACTGTGTCTGCTCGCTCTATTCCAATTGGTGTCGCACAGTATGACCTCTATCGTCCATTCGATAAGGGTACATCACAAGGTGCAGGTTTCATTACCCATGGTTACGTAGAGTACCCAATGGTTAGTGGATTGAACGCTGACGTAACTGTTGGTTCGCTCGTAAGATCGGATAGCATGGGACGTCCAGTTAAGGCAGCGGCAGCGGATTTCTTAGATTCGACTGACGTTTATTCTTACCTCCAGGTTGGTAAGGTTATTGAGGTAGAAAAGTTTGCAACCAACTTTGATGATGGTCTGCTTTCCTACATGCAATTGCCGTCAGACCCAGGTGCTTTGAAGACTGTATACGAGCTCACACGCTCGGGTTCATTCTCAGGTAAACTGGGTATACGTTCTAACTTGGACGTTACAAATGTGGTTGGTGCATTCCGCGTCAACCTCACACTTTAAGAAACAATAGCAGGAGGAAAGATCCTAAGATGAGTAAGACAATCCAAGAGCTCCTCTCGGGTCTCCCAGCATGGGAGACTGTATTAACCGAGGATGGGCACATCGACGAAAACAATAGAGTGACCATCAAAGAGGCTTTTGCATCACCAGATGCAGCAGCACTTTTTCCTAAGGTCATCTCTCGTACACTTAGAGAAGCAGCAGAGCCACAGTTACTCGTGACTCCATTGTTATCAACAGTGCGACTAGGAAAGGGACGCTCCTTGGAGTTTCCAGCCGTAAACGCAATTCAAGCAGCAGAAATTCCAGAAGGACAAGAGTACCCAGAACAGGCACTCGCATTTGCTAAGCAGATTGAAGGCAAAGTCTCGAAGAAGGGCGTCAAGCTCTCCTTCACAGAGGAAGTCATCGCAGACTCCCTTTGGGACATTGTAGGTCTTCATGTTCGCGCAGCAGGTCGTGCAATGGCCCGTTTGAAGGAACAAATTGCCCTTAGCCGTTTCAAGGACGCAGCAACAATTGTGTTCGACAACGACAGTGGTTCATATGATGATACAACCGGTAGAGGGATCGATGGCGCGTTCAACGACACTCTTCACTGGGATGATGTTGTCGACATGGCTGCTGTTCTGATGGCAGAAAATCATGTCCCAACAGACTTTATCCTCCACCCATTGATGTGGTCGGTATTCTTGAAGGATGCGATTTTCCACACTGGTGGATCCGCTGCAGCTGTTAACACAAGCTGGGGCTACCGTCCAGACTCACCAAGTGGTGCACTCAATTCGACAGCCCCAATGGGTCTGAATGTAATTGTCACACCATTCGTAAGCTTCACTGCTAAGTCAGGTGCAACGCCAGCTAAGTCTGACGTGTTCTTGATTGACCGCAACGAAGTTGGTACCCTCCTTGTCAAGGATGAAATGAGCACAGATCAGTTTGATGATCCAACTCGTGACATTCGTCAGATGAAGATGAAAGAGCGTTACGACATCGTAATGCTTGGTGACGGTGAAGGTATCACTGTTGCTAGAAACGTTAATCTTGCTCGTAACTACGAAGTACAAGTTACAAACGAGATGGCATAATAACAAAAACCTTAGGGTTAGTTATAGTTACGAATCCCTAGAGAATGGGGGGTGTGAGAGAAATCTCCACCCCCTATTTTCATATTTCCGTTTTGTTTATTACTATTGATACTAGTTAATAATTTTGGAGAATAATTGTGGCCCTATTTCTCATTGATCAAGCCAAAGTAAATGCGTACAGTGCGTCTATAAAGTTTGGTAGAACAGTAAAAATATCTTCATTAAAAAATGAAAACTTTAAAGTCTATACGGATGCAGCTACTCCGGCACAGGTAAGCGCTCCATTTGAAATTATTAATACAATAAAAGATTATAATCAAATTTCTAGAATTATAAGTCTTTATTGGAAAGCTAATTTAGTTGATGGTCAATCTTATTTTATAAGAATTGAAAACATTGTAGATTCAGCTGGATCAATAGTTCCTTACGAAATCATAAAGTTCACTTATGTTTCTTCGGCTACTCCATCGGACAAAGAATTTGTTGATCCAGGTACGATCCCTGTTTTGATTGAAGATAGATCCGTAAAAACAGAAGTAGACATTAGCTACAATGTTATAGCTAAAAATCCTTTATTCTACATAGAGAATATTGACCCAGTTGATGGTGATTTCTACTTGTCGAATGATTATAACTATGGAAGAGTTACTGTAACCTTTAACGAAAAACCAGCTTCAAACTTTTTAAACAATAGATATTTTTTGTGCCAAAGAAAGAAAATACAAAAAGGTCCTTCTAGGTGGGAAAACATTACCACAAGTGTGAGCACCCATTCTTGGAGGGCAGAAGTGTATATTGACTTCCCTTCGCTAGACGCAACCCCATCGTATTTTACTGCTGATAAAGATTATTTTGAACAAGGTTATAAATATAGAATTAAAATTTCTAAAGATATTGGAATTTAATATGGCTAATTTTGTATACAAAAAAGCTAAAGAATCTTTATTGAATGGTGAATTTAACTTAAGTTCAAATAGCTTAAAAGTTCTTCTTATTGATAAATCTTTATACACACCAAACGAAGACACCGATAGGTATATATCGGATATACCCGCAAGTGCCATAAAAAAAAGATCAAATAGTATAACCAATGTAGTTAACTCTTTAGGTGTGTTAGATGCAGATAATGTTTCTATCAGTGACTATAGCGGTGAAAGCTTTAGTGCAATTGTTTTGTATCAAAGCGGAAGCTCAGATTCCAATTCAAAATTAATATTTTTCATAGATACTTCAAGCGGTCTACCATTTGCAGGATCTAACAGCGACACTCCCGTTACTATAATCTGGAGTGATTCAAATACTAAAATACTTTCCATTTAGGAGTTTTTATGGCCACAAACTATCCAGCATCATTAGATAATTTTGTAAATCCAACAGCTAATGATAACTTAAATTCAACTGTAGTTCCGCATCACAAGCAGCACACTGACTTAAATGATGCAGTAGAAGGAATGCAAACTGTCTTGGGTATCAACCCAGCAGGTTCTCATCTTACGGTTAAGGATA